AAATGATTACTGAGGAAGCTCAGAAAGATCAAAACCAAGCTCCAGCAGATGATGATTTGCCATTTTAAATTAAGTGGCGAGAGGGAAATACATCATAGTGCCTGCTGAGGTTAGGTACGACACGCAATTAGCCGCTGGTGCGAAGCTCCTTTTTGGGGATTTGGCTGTACTAGCTAAGAATAAAGGGCATGTTTTTGCTACCAACGGCTATATTGCTAAAACAATTGGCTGCACAGAGATCACTGTAAGCAACTGGATCAGTCAATTAAAGAAGTCAGGTCATGTTTCTATAAAATACAATCCACATAGGCAGATATATGTCAAAAGTTATAGCAAAAGTTGATTTAAACTGGGATCATACAAATTCTAAAAACTGTTCGATCAGCAGCACATACTTGCCTGATAAATGGAGAAAGTCTTATTATATAACTGGTATGCCTATCGGTTATTATTTACAATTCACATACACGGAGGAATAAATATGATATCAATCGGAATAGATGTCGGTAAGAGCGGCGGAGTAGCAATTATTGACTCAATTAAAACTGAAAATGCACCTATTACAGCGGTTAAATGTCCTGAAACAGTTGCTGATATGAGCAAATTGATCACATGGCACAAATGGGATTGTCGCGATCTATTATGCGTTATCGAAAAAGTACACAGCATGCCGAAGCAAGGCGTAAAATCAATGTTTACGTTTGGTAAGAACTTTGGCCAGTGGTTAGGTATTTTAGCAGCGTTTGAGATACCCTATATTGAGGTTACACCGCAGAAATGGATGAAGTACTACGGAGCTATGCCTAAAGATAAAAAAGAGCGTAAAACGCATTTAAAGCATTTGGCACAATCTTTATATCCAAGTATTAATGTAACTTTATATACAGCTGATGCAATATTAATGGCACATTATTGTAAACAAGAGCTGAATATATGAAAGAAAGATATTTTAAAAATTGGAAGTACGGAATGGATGCAGATATTAATTGTTTGCTGGCAAATGAATTATACATAAAACACAGGAGAGACTTATTTAGAAAGCATAAAAATGGTTGGTGGTATTACTATGGTAATAAGCAAGGCCGTAGTAGAAAACAAGATGGCCATGTTGAGTATATGCGATCTATAGTAATTGATTATGAAGGATAACATAAAAGAACTGATCCAGCTGCATGCTGATGATCCTATTAAATTAGATAATGAATATGATAATTGTATTGTTGGCGTTCATACAGATGGTATGCTTGTATATGATGCTTTAAAGATCATTGATGCATTACAGGTTATTGAGCAGATGACAGAAGATGAGGCAGTAGAACATTTCTATTATAACATTGAATGCACCCAGCATAGCGGTGGCAGGCCTATCTACATATTTACAGAGTAAGGTATACCTATGGAATTAAGCGAATGTTGTGATGCTAAGATCATATATAGCGATATATGTAGTGAATGTATGCTGCATTGTGGTATCTATGAAGAGGAAGAAGATTAAAGGGTTAAGCTGCTGAGATAATAACTCAGGGTATTGATGTAAGCCATGCTTGAAGATCAGAACAAATGTTAATCAGTTTAGCCCTTAAAAGTTATCCACATAGTTATGCACATACCTTAAAGAAAAGTATGAATAGGTTTAAAAGAATTTATAAGGCAGCCTTAAAGAAAACTTTAAACATATATATATAATATATAAATATAATAAATAAATATATATTTAAGCAGATCAGAATTGTGGATAACTACTTAGTTAATAGCTTTTGTCTATTATTATATATCTTTCTAAAGTGTTCTATTAGCTTCTCTAATCTATTGATAGGTACGTCTTGCAGACTCTTATCTCCAAACCATGTATGCTTTATTAACCATGTATCTTGTATACCTAAATGATACTGTGCTAATGCGTACTTCTTTATTAATTGTTCTCTATATGTATCTATTTCCATATATTAAGTTAGGTTGTTTAAACGTTTTAAATGTCTTGATTTATCGGTCAACAACACCTGCGGAGTGCTTTTTATATAGCTATTATTGTATGACATTATAACACATTATACATATTCTAATTATCCTAAAATACTATGTCTTTATATTGTTATACTTACAGGATATGCATATGGCATATAACTATCATTATGTATAATAGAGGGTGTATGGGGGTGATTGTACTATTGCCTGTGTGGGTAACCCAAATGCGCAATATTTAAATATAACGTCAATTGAAAATGAACTTTTTTATAATTAAGTTATGCAACGTCAATATATGAGTAATAAAGAGAATCTAAGAATAAAGAAGATATCTGAGATCAATGTTTTGATTGAGGTTTTGACGTTTTATAAGTACAATAATAAAAGAAAGATCATACTGGAAGAGAATATTGATGCCCTATTATCTAAATGCGCTGAATTACAGCACAGGATGTTGAATGAGTAGTTTACCAGCCTATATAAAGAAATTAACGCCTATGCAGCAACTAACGTGCGAAGTGATGGCTTCTAATCCTAATATCGGTACAAATGAAGTTGCTAAGATGGTTAATATTAATCCTGAGACAGTAAGAAAGTATAAAAGAAATCCTCAGTTTAATGATGCTGTCTATAATCGTTTTATGGAAATATCAGGTGGCCGTTTGGTGCATGTCGTTGATTCTATGATCCGCGAAGCTTCGGAGGGAAACGTACAGGCGGCTACTTTGATTTTAAAGCACTACGGCAAATTAGAAGATAAGATCACATTAAGAATTGAAAGCCCATTTGAGAAGTTTTTAAAAGTGGGTGATCTAACTGAGGCGGTTGTTGAAGATGAAGAAGCAGCAAAAGATGTTGCTAGTGAGTTTATTGGCGTAGACGTTGACCAGCTGCCGCCTCGTAATCCAGTTAATGATCAGCCGATCAAGCGCACGCGCAGCGAGAATAAAAAATTAAAAGAAATTAATCAAGAGAGCTACCAAGAAGATCACAGAAAAAAACGTAGAAACGAAGCTTATTTATTACGTAAACGCGCAGAGGCTGTTGGACTTAAACCATTAGGCGGCGGTAGACAACGCGAAAACGTCAGGAAGGAATGGATCAAGGAACTACGCAAAAGAGAGAAGCTCGAAAAAAGTAAATAAAAAAAGGGGCTTGCGCCCCTCTTTTCTAAAGCGTTTAAACACTCTTAAAAAGAATCTAACGCCTCCACACATTTTTGTCTTGCCCATTCTTCAACTATTTGATCTTCGCTTGGGCTTTTATCTAATAAGCCTTGCTCTATAGCTTCTGAAAGTGGGATCATATCAGGAGAGTTCCAAAATTCATCATCTGAAATTTTTCCCTGCTCCCATAATTGTGTCGGACTTTTTTTAATGCTCATCTATTTATATCTCCTATCTATAAATGCTTTTTTTGTTCCTCCGCAGTTAGAGCATGTAAAATGCTCTTGACTACCCATGTAAAAACCGCTTTTAGTATATTTTCCATAAGAACCAGTAGAATAATAATCATGTTTTTTGCATCGGCTCATTATAACTCCTTTCCGTTCATTTTAATGTAAGTACATCCAGCATTAGGCATTCCAAAATCATTAAGCGGCTCAAAACCATTATAATCGCCGTAGATCATGCCTTGATAATAACAGTTGTTATCGTCATCATACATTGTGAATATTTTAGAATTGCTTTTTAAGCTTTTATCACCGCAGCTGATCCCAACCTCATTACTCAAGCTGTCAATAAAAACTTTTGTTATTTTCCAGTAGTATTTCATTTTTTATCTCCTAACCTATGAAGCCGTAAACAGGGCTGTTAAACAAATGATCAAACGCGCCAACCTCGTCAAAACCACTCAACCAAATAGCGCAAGGAATCTCATCGCCTTGCTCACTTATGACTAAATCGTGGTTTTCAGGAACAACACCTTGAAAACTATGAATATCTATTTTTTTAAAAACCATTTTGACCTCACTTTTTTTATTAATAACCATAATCACATAACAAGTATAACAGTTATAACAACACCAAACAAGAAAAACTTTATTTATTTTTAAAATATTTCATATCAAGTATTTGAACCACTCTAGGATCGCGCCGATCTTTTAAATATTTATTTAAAACAGCCTGTAGATCGCTAAAAAATTCTTTTAAGGTGTTACCTTTAGCATTGGTGAAATCAAAGCCGTGTTCAGTCTCATATTTGATCTCAGCATGGTATCTGAAATCATGGCCAACGCTATCCATTGGCCTGCTCCGCAGCTCGGATCAGAAAATTTAATCTTCTTTTGCTGATAATTTCACATCCAGCCTGACCGCTTTCAGAAAGTTCGTACTCAATCAAGCATTCAAGATTATCAGCCAGCGATCTAAAATTAGCATCCCTCAAAGCAGCCACGGCGGCCTCAGCAATGCAGATTCCGCTCCACTTAAAAAACTTGGACATCATCAAACCAAATGCTTGCCTAGCAGTAGGATTAGCATTTGGCATAAAGCAATTAGATTTAACTTTATTTAATAAATCTCCAACTTCGTTTTTTATTGTATTCTCAAGCATAGATTTTACCTCCCCACGGCGAATTTCCTGTTTCAACAAAATTATTATCGTTTTCAACAAAATTATTTTCTTGATCTGCAATCAGATCATAAGGTTTGTCATAGCTGCCGATCTTAACAGAAATATAATAGCCGACATGAAAATAGTCAGTCATAATATCTGATTTATCAAAATTCTCAGCGTTCATTGCTGGAATAATTTCAGATAAAAAAGCCAGCGCAGCAGGATTATCAGCAAAATGATCTTTGTACCAATATTCATTTATTGAGTCAGTCTTAAAATCTATTGATCCTGATTTTAGAGTCAATGTTAATTGACTATGATCCTGAACCGATAAAGTTCCTTTCATATTATGCTTATCCAAGACTTGCTTAATCTTGGGAGCTAATCTTTTCTTTTTTTCTTGGTTCATAAAAGCCATATTATTTCTCCTGTTTTATTTTTATTTATTTAATTACGTATTTCTTTTCAGACCAGTTATCAGCGCTATCTTCTGACAACATTAAATCAACTAAATCAAACGCATCTTCATAATTTATTACTATCTTTTCTACATACGCATTTTTTTCGCCCCATGCTTTATATCCATCTTTATTCCAATTTTCGTTATATAATTTAATAGCTTCTTTTTTTGTCTTAGCCCGAATAGAATAAACATTACTATCATTGTGACACTGTATTTTCCAATAAACTAATTTCATTTTTTAATTCCTTTGTTTTTTATCATAATCACATAACAATTCTAACAATTATAACAATACCATGCAAGTAAATAATTAATTTTTTTTTTGGGGAGGAAAAAATCCTCCCCATTTACAGATCGTTTAAACACTGGCAGCCGCTTTTATTATTGTTTTAATAGTAGCACCTACAACATCATGAGTCATTTCAGAGCCACATTGACCGCAGCTCGGCGCGCCTTTTAAATACATTGTTTTGCTCATCCGAACAAAATAAGGCTCAAGAACACATTCAGGACATTCGATTTTTAAATTCCGAGTGCCTTGCTTTTTTCTGTTTATCTCATAATCCAGCTTTTTATGTGGGTACTTACCGATCTTAGACTCAATGCCTTTTATAATCTCTTTTAAGGCATCAGATTCGCCTGTGGCGGTCATTTTACCAGTTAATCCACATGCAGTAGCCATTTTCTTAAAAGCGCCTTTGTGGCCACTTTTACAATCATCAATGGCATGGATCAATTCATGAACTAAAACGCCAGCAACTTTTGTAACCTGAGATTTATCCAAACATGGATTAATAAAAATCTCATTTACCTTAGCCGCGCTGCACCGCTGGGCAAAACATTGTCCAATTGTTTTATTCTTGGACTTAGCTCCGCCTGAGGCTGGAAAGCCGACACTTACTTTTACTTTTTTAAGATCAAGGTTGATTCCATTAGGCTTAAAAACTTGAGTTTTTAATTCCTTTGTCATCTCCCATAACCATGATTCTCTATTTTTCACAAGACCTCCTTATTAAAAGTTACTCATTAAAAGATTATACTCTGCTTTGTCGCAGCTAACAGAATTAATATCTAACTGATAAATTCGATCTGAATTTTTATTATGATCTTTAACCCACTTCTGCGCTTTTTTAAGAGCAGACTTTTTACCACGAGCAAAAACTGAGTTCCATCCGTAACTCAAAGCCCAGTAGTCATTATCCATCGGATAAAACTTAAAGTGCCATTCTTTCATATTGATGCCTCCATTTTATTTTTAGAAGTTAATTGATGATAATCTTTAGAGCCTTTGACCGCAGAAGAAGAAACTTCTCCTGAGAGCAAAACCAACAAATAAACTAAATATTTAAAAACAATCATCATATCTGTAACAATTATAACATGTGTTATATATATAGTGCAAGTAATATTTTTAAATACTTTAAAAAAAATTTTAAGGTAAATTAAAACTATAAATATGGATAGCCTTACATCATATAAATCTAAATGGTTTAAATTTTTAGACTATGAGCCGCACAAAGGGCAAGAGCGTATTCATAGTTTGCCTGATAGTAAAAGATTTATTGTTGCCTCATGTGGTAGGCGCTGGGGAAAATCAGTTTCAGCAGCTAGAGAAGCTGAAACACTTGTAACTCAAGCAGATAAAAATATATGGATCGTTGCACCTACATATTCAACATCAGAACGTATTTTTAGAATTGTTTATGATGATCTAATTATTAAGCACCAGCTGCCAACACGCCGCAAATCTTTAAATGAACAATATATAGAATTTGAATGGGGTTCAACTATTGAAGGAAAGTCAGCTGAACACCCTGAAAGTCTTATTGGAGCTGGAAACGATCTCGTAATTATAGATGAGGCTAGTAAGATGAATTTAAAAAAGATTTTTGAAATGTATTTAAGGCCGACTTTATCAGATCGCAAAGGTCGGTGCATTATGATATCTACACCTGAGGGCTATGATGGATTTTATGAGTATTATATTCATGCTCAAAAAGCAGACATGTGGGCAGCGTTTAATTCTCCAAGCTGGGAAAATCATTTTGCATTTCCAAAAGGATTAGATGATCCTGATCTTGTAGAAATGAAATCATCTATGACTAGAGAAGTTTTTGATCAGGAAATGGGCGCAGAGTTTACTTCGCTTAGTGGTCGCGTTTATAATGATTTTACAAGACGTACTCACGTAGGGAACCATCCTTACAACTCAATGCTGCCAGTTTTTTTAACTTTAGATTTTGGCTATCGTATGCCAGCAGCTTTATTTTTTCAAGTGGCTAAATTTGGAGATAAAGGCGAGGATCATATTTTTATAATTGATGAAATAATACATGAGAAAAATTTAAAAATTTCTGATTTAGCTGATGCCGTAAAAAAGAAAAATTACAGAATAGCTCGCGTATATGGCGATCCAGCTGGCTATCAAATGCAGAGTTCAGTAGGTATGGGTGAAGCAGATATTTTTAGGCAATTAACAGGTTTGCCTGTAATTACGCGCAGAGATAAATTATCAAGGAGTATTCAGTCAGGTATTAGTCATGTTAGGCAGTTTATGATGTCTGCTGATGGGAATATTAGGCTTCATATAGATAAGGGTTGCATGGGGATAGTTGAAGATATTGAATCTTACAGATATCCTGAGCATAAAGAAGGTAGTCATTTAAAAAATGAACCTTTAAAAGATGGTTACCATGATCACGGCGCGGACTGTTTGCGATATGGCATTATTGGAAAATTTCCAATAAGAAATCAAAAATACAAGGTAAGTAACAGATGAATGATTTAGCGTTAGATTTAATCCAAGACTCTTTAAAAGAGCAAAAACAAATGTATGCCAAAGGGCGTAGAGATTCAATTTATAAATTATTAGATTATTATGCTGGAGACAATACAGCGCAATACATCGAAGATCGTTTTAGTGCTGATGCATTTAGAGAAATTCCTGTTGGTGAATTTAATGTTACTCGAAGAATGATTGATCGCATGAGTCGCATATATACATTAGGTGCACAGAGAAATGTTAACGATCGCTATGATTCAATGATCTTAACAAAGCCTTATAAAATGAAACACATGGAAAAAATGACTAGGCTTATTGGTACAATAGCAACGCAGGTGGTGTTT